TAATAGTGGTAGTGGGTATGGAAATACTGTTAGCGGTATTTCTTATACATCCGGAACTCTTTATTTAAGATTTAAACTTGCAGAAGTTAAAGCTGACTCCGGGAATTTGAATGCAGAAAACAGAACGATAACATTTACTAATAATAGTGTTAGTAACACAGATTTACAAATTAATTGTAGACTAAGTGGATTATAATAAATTGGAGAATTAAAATGGAAATTGGAAAAGACAGCAAATTTACATTAAGCTTAGAAACAGCAGTAAGCATAGCTGTTACTATTGCTCTAGTGGTTGGAATGTGGTATTCCCTACAAGCAGAAATTGAGCTTGCTAAAGAATTACCTGAGCCGGAAGTATCTCGAATGGAATATGAATTAAAAGATCAAATGATTCGTGATTCTATATTAAATACGGAAGAACAAGTAGATAAACTAGAAGATAAAGTAGATGACATCAAAGAAGATACACGAATGATTAACGAAACTCTTCTTAATATGAACAATCAATGAGGAATATAGATGAAACAATATTATACATCGTTTTTGCTATGGCTTGGGCTATGCTTGTCCTTCTCGCCATTGCAATCGCAAACAGTTAATTTAGATAGCTTTCAAGATATACAGCTAATGAAGAATGAGTTCTGTGCTGTTATAGAAGTTAATGCAAGTTGGAACTGGAAAAATAAAATAGGATTAGAAAAAATAGAAAATTGCTATACTGGCTATGTAGATATTTCAAATAAAGAAATAGGTGGTGTAATAAAAAAAGAATGGAACATAAGAGTAGTACCTACTATTATAATTTTTGAATATGGAAAAGAAGTGAAACGCTTTGAAGCGGATTTAAGTATGAAGTTCGGCGAAGATGAAATACTAAGAAAAATTAAATCAGAAATTAGGAGATAATTATGCAAGGATTTATTATTGGATTTATATTTGGATTTGGGTTAAAATACGCTATGTGTAAATATTCGGACATAAACAAATGTCCTCAATGTAGCATTAAATGGTTTATAAGAAAATAAAATAAAGGAGAAATAATGTTAAAAGAAGCTCAAGATAAACTAGAAAAACTAGTAGAAGAATACAACGAAACTAATAGTTACCTGCAACAGGCAAGTCAAAAATTAAGCGAGTTAAGGCTTGAAATTGCAAAGCAACAAGGATTCGTTGAAGGCTTAGACAGCAAAGAAAAAAAGGGCAAATAATGCTTTCGTACAAGAAAAAGAAAAAGAAAAAGAAAGGCTATGGATAAACAAGCCGATAAGATTATAGATGATGTAATCACAAACGAGGGTGGTTATAATAATGACCACGAAGATTTGGGTGGGGAAACTAAGTATGGAATCACTAAAAGATTTTATCCCCACTTAAATATTCCTTTCTTAACCCTAGCTAAGGCTAAAGAAATTTACTATGACGACTATTATAAGCCTGCTAAAGTTCACAAACTACCATACAAGCTAAGATACCCTTTCTTTGATTGTGTTATTAACACCGGTCAAAAGAGAGCGGTTAAGATATTGCAGGAAGCTATTAATATGGGCGCTGTTATTCCGTTAGAAGTAGATGGAATTATAGGATCAAAAACAATAAAAGCTGCACAAAGTTTATCGGGCAAAAGATTTGTCGCGTATAGAATAAAATTTTATTGTAAATTAGTGGAATTAAAACCCGCTCAAGAGAAGTTCTATTACGGATGGTTTCAAAGAGCATTGGAAACACTAGATGGCTAACTATATTACAGAAAGAGATTTATACGACGTTTACCCAAACATTGATGAATACGACTCAAAGTCGGTTATATATGGATGGGTACAAGATTCAGGTAGCAGATATAAGGCAGAAAACTCAGGGCTAGTAACTGCATTATTTGCGGATGGCGCTAAATTAGGTTCGGCTCAAGCTAATCAAAGCGCAGTAGATGCAAACGGAGAGTGGTTTTACGACTCTTCTTTAGACGTTGTTTATTATTACAACAGCGCAACAAACCCGCAAAACATTCTTATGGAAGCTGGAGAAGACAATAACACCTTCAAGACTAGAATGATTTCTAATGCTACCGCATATTTTAATTCTAAGATAGATATGACATTACCAAAAGAGCTATTTGTTAATCCCGATGGCTCGTATGACTACTTCATTAAAAGAACTGTAGCTTTACTTACTGCTTCATTTATGATCAAAGCATATGAACCTGATAGTGATATAGCTTTAGCTTTAACAGAAGAAGCCGAAGATAATATTTCCGATTTAAATCAAGGCATAGTAAAGCTAGGCTTTCAAACATCGGGGGATATGTCTAAGGGGGTAGTTATTAAAAAATCTGTTAGCGGTGCATTAAACATTGTTGATACAAGAGGCGATTATAGTGGTACGTATGATAGAATTAAAGTTATAACCGGAACAGCTGGAGCAATAGGAACTGCTAAGTACTCCGTATTTACTAAAGATGCAAATGGATTAAAAACAAACGAAGTCATTTCTAGCGAGCTTGTAAATGGCGATTATCAAACATTAGCCGGTGGTTTACAAATTAGGTTTGCAGGTTCTGCCGATAACTCTGCTGCTGTTCAAAACGATGAATGGGAGATTGAGGTTGCTGGTAAGAGCGAACACACAGATAATGCTAGCATTAGAACTGTTAAGCTAACAAGAAATTCAAAAAGCAGACATTCAATATTTAGAGATTAATGCCTACTACTTTTAACAAGATTTATACAGAAGAGGTTATGGATACACTCACTAATAACCTACGTTCAGAATTTGGTGGCGGTGCTGTAGTATTTTTTGGGGATACATTTAAAAAGAACTCTAATAAGTCTATTAAGCTATCCATAGTAAATCAATCGCACGAAGAAGTTAATGACGATATGTTTTTAAATAATTATAACGTAGAAATTAAATACTATGTTATTCTTAACAACACTAGTCAAATAGCATACAAAACGTTTTTTTACGATATGCACAGAGTTGAGCAAGTGTTACTAGCTTTAACTCCAACAACAGAATTTTTAAATTTTAAAATAAATAGTATTAGTATTAACGACTACGAAGAAGACGAAGAAAATATACCGGGATTATATTTAGCAAATTTTTTAATTTCTTTTAGTTTACTTAAAGGATAATATGGCGATCACACCAAACAATTACCTATACGACAATCTTTTGACTAAGTTTCAAAGTTTGTTACGAACAGAATATGCTGGATCAATTCCAGTTTATATAGGCGAAGACTATAAAAAACAAAGAAACTCACATATAAGAATTTTCCCTAGAGTATTGCAGAATTTTGACTCAAAAGAAAAAAGTATTGTTATGCTTGCTAATGTAGATTTTACTCTGTATTTAAATGTGAAAGGTAGTGATGTGCAAGTAAAAAAACATTTATTTGACATGACTAACCGACTAGAGCAAGTGTTATTTAACAATAAAAGAGATGCAGATAATGCTTATTATGATGGTGTTATAGAAGACGTAAGTTCAGATATAAAGCTAGATACTGAAGTATTTGTTGATAATTTGCGTGTTTCAAGGATAAATTATAGCGTTAAAATACCATTGACCTATCAAGTATATGGATTTTTCATTGAAAGTAATGGCGGTAGGTTTTTAACTAATAGTAATGATAATTTTTTAGTATTAAATTAAGGACATATTATGAAATACATTTTAAAAGAAAATATACCAGCTAGTAAAGTTTCCGGCGTTTCAAAAGAAATTATGAAAGCCCTAGAAAGCGGAAAGCCATTTAAGGCAGACGTTCTACCTAGAAATCTTATTGGAAAGGTAGAAGAAGTACAAAGCAAACCAAAAAAAATTAAAAAGGAGATAGACTAAGATGGCTATTCAAAACGCAGCGATAAACCCAAAAGAATTTGGAATCTTTATTGCAGAAGAAACAGCAGTAGGAACTGTTGCTACGGGTTCAGCATTTAAAGGTGTTGAAGTAGAATCAATAAGTATGCCTACATTCAATGACTTGAGAGTGATGGAACAAAGAAGCGGGAGTACAGGAAGAGTCGTTAGTGGCGTAACTGATTTGTTGCAGCTAGAAGCTGGTGCAGTTCACGAAATCTCTATCTCAGGAGTATTAACTATAGAAAACGCATCAATATTACTTGAAAATGCTTTTGGTAAAGAAGTGTCAGCAAGTACTGGTGGCGGGGAAACAGAAAACTTTATTACTATGGCAAGCGGATACGAACACGAAGCATTTGCTTATGCAGCAGGCTCTAGTGGCGGACACAACACAATATCTATTCTTATACAAGGACATAGTTCTGTAAACTCTTCATATAGAATGAAGGGCTGTGTTATAACAAGCTTAACACTAAGCGCTAACTCACAAGAGAATGGCGGTAGATTTAACTTTGAAATGACTGCACAGACAAGAGATACTGTATCTTCTGCTCCGGCATCAAGAGAAAGTTCTGTAACTGCATATACTTCAAACTTTATATTTATGGGCGACTTTACAGAAGATAAGGTTGTTATGGACGAAGATGTAATACTAGATGCTTTTTCACTCACAGTAGAAAACCCTGTAGCATTCTTAGGAAATAAAAAAGTGGGTTCTGTTGAAGGATTACCTGAAAAGTTTTTAAGAGGTGTTCCTAACTTAAACGTAACTGCAAATTGTGTAGTTAAGTTTGATTCAAACACAGCGGATTTCTTTAATCTATCAAGAGCGCTAACAGTAGCTTCATCAAACGGATTGTTCTTATCAAACAACGCAACGTTTGCTAGTGGCACAGCATTTGGTATTAATATTCCAAAAGCAATTATTGAAGAAGTTTCTTACGACGAATCAGATTACTTGAAACTTAGCACTACTTTAAAAATGGTAGATGGCGGTTCAGGTAATTTAATTATGATTAGAAAACCAGCTTAATTATTTAAATAAAGGAGAGAATAATGGCTAATAAAAAGCTCAAGCTTGCTTCTGGAAAAGAAGTAACTTTAATTGAAATGTCTGTAGACGATATTGATTTCTGTAATGATGTAACTAATATCGTCTTTGACAAAGACGGCAATCAAATTCTTAGAAATATCTCAGCAGCTCGTACAGCTTGGATCAGGAAGGGCGTTAAAAACGCAGACGATTCATTCATTAAAAAACTATCCGAAGAAGATAAAAATGAATTATCTACTAAAGTCCGAGAGAGTCAAGAACTGGGGGAGTAGAAGCCTATACGCTTGAATACAATGTATTGTTAGCGTTTAGAAATCCTGAGTGTGTAGGCGGTTGTAAAGGTTGTCAATACGATAAATACCCCTACACGGCTCAAGTACCTCTTACCTTAAATGGTAAAAAATATCCCACCATTACGTTTAATTCAGATCAAGACGTACAGAAAGTAATTGATCTACTTATTCAAGAAATTAAAGACACAAATAAAGCTTTTAAGAAAGATTTTAAGATAGGGGAAGGTGTTTTTGGACAACTACCTTTTTTTGCTTGTAAAAGATTCTTATATTCTAAGGAGTTTCAAGACGATATTCATAGATATTCGTATTGTAGCACTTTTAATGTTCCTGCTTTTGGTGGTCATTATGGACTCCATCCTAAGAAGTGGATAGATAAAAGTTTTTTTATTAAAAATATGATAGAGAAAGAACAAGCAAAAGATGGCGAAAGACACAACAAGCAATAATATAAAGATTCATTTTAGAGCAGAAGGCGAACAAGAATTAACCAATGCTATTAAAACTCTATCTGCTGCGACTAAGCAACTAAAAAACTCTCAAGTCCAACTAGCAAAAAGCATTGGAATGACTGACGCTGAAAGAAAAAAAGCTATTGCAACAGGTAATCTTGCATTACGTAACCAACGTAATATGAACGCATCAGTTGCACAGGGAAGTATGACATTTTCCGTGTTTCGTTCTAAATTGCTATTAGCTTCATTTGCTACCGGATTATTTGCAATGACAGTAGGAAGATTGGTTAAAGCTTTTGCAGAACAAGAATCATCTGAAAAAAGAATTGATGCTGCTCTTGCATCTACTGGAAATATATCAGGACTAACGGCTAGACAAATAAAAAAAATGACTGCTAACATTCAAGAAGTTGGTGTTGTTGGAGATGAAGTAAATAATAAAGTAGCTGCGCTGTTATTAACTTTTACAAATATAAGAGGGCAGGCATTTGAAAGAACGATGGTAGCTGCTAACAATATGGCTATATCTATTTCCGGTGGTATTCCATCTTTTGAAGAATTGAAAAGTACAGCATTGCAATTAGGTAAAGCTCTACAAGACCCTGCTGGACAATTAGGTGCATTAAGTCGTTCAGGATTTACTTTTACCGGATCACAAAAAGAAATGATAAAAGAGCTAGTTAAACAAAATAAACTTTTAGAGGCGCAATCAATTATATTGGATGCCGCCGATACACAATATGGAAAACTTGGCGAAACAGTAGCTGCAACAGCGGAAGGTGCATTTGCTAGGCTTAATTTAGCTATAGGAGATTTGGCAGAAGATATTGGCGAAGAATTAGCTCCATCTGCAAAAGAATTTGCTGTTGATATGAGAGAACTAGTTATTTCCCTACAAGACAATATTGACAAAATGGTAATTTTAGCATTGACTATTAGAGATACAGCTGTTGCCTATGTAGCGTATAGAGTTGCAATAAAAACAGCTATAACTTTAAATGCTATTTGGACCGCCGGACTAACCACAGCTATTATAAGGCAAGCTGCAGTTACTATGGGATTAAGTATTTTTGCTGCAACTGCTGCTATGGCTCATATGCGACAACAAATATTAAATCAAGAGCTAGATGAAGGAACAGACCTTTGGTCTGGGTATGGCAACAAAGTAGAAAAAGCTGGAATAGATTTATCTGAAGCTCAAAATAAAATAACAAGTAGTACGTTATCTTTGAAGATGCAACAAGAATTGCGCATATCTAATATAAATTTAGAAAATGCAGGAATACTAGAATTAACTGAATCTGAAATCGCTCACTTTGAAAATAAAAAAAGAGATATTTTAATAACACAAGAATTAAACAAAATAGACAAAACCAAAAGAGCGGGTATGCGAGCCGAAGTTGAAAGGTTGGTAGATTTAAAGCTTGGTTATGATAGATATATTAAAAATATAGAAGACTATGTAAAACTAGCAAAAGAACAAAATAAACAAGACACGCTTAAAGACAAGATACAGAAAGCGATAATAGAAAACGAAAATCAATCTATTATTAATACAGCCAAGATTGTTGCTGCTTCGAAAAAAGATACTTCGGAGCTTGAAAGAATAGACAACTTAGATAAGTTTAATCAAAAACTAATGGCAGTAACGGGAACAAGTCAAGATTTACAACTATTTATTAATAGCGGTATGGGATTACAAGATATGTCCGATATTATGTTTCAATCAAATAGTGAATTAGATAAAATGATAAGATTGATGATTGAATCTATTTTAACGGGTAAAGAACTTGACGTATCAATGAAATCAATAAAAGATACTTTTAAAAAAATATCAGAACAAAAAACTCCTTTTGAACAATTTACGGAAGATGCGCAACTTGCAATAGGTGCTGTACAAGGGTTTTCACAATCATATACTAATTTAGTTAATGAAAGAATGAGTAGGGAAATAGAAGCATTACAAGCTACCAGAGATTTTGAAGAAGCTTCTCAAGAACAAAGAGAAGTTATGGAAAACAAAATAGAGCAAAGATATAAAAATCAAAGAAAAAGAGCATTTCAAATAGAAAAAGCATCTAATATAGCTCAAGCAATAATGGATGTAAGGGCTGCGTATGTTGCTGCCTTAGATAGAAGTCCGGCATTTGCTGCGTTTGTTGCTGCTCTGGGTTTTGCTCAAGTTTCTGCTATAGCTGCACAACCTGCACCGCGTTTTGCAACGGGCGGTAGTTTTATAACAACTGGAACACAAAACTTAGTTGTTGGAGAACAAGGCGCAGAAAGGGTAACTATACAACCTTTAGGCGGTAGACGCGCACAACAAGGATCAAATGGAAGCCAAGTAATAAATATAAACGTATCTGCTCCTTTAGTCGATGAAACAATATTGGATGTAATAATTCCAAAAATTGAAGAAGCAGGGAAACTAAACCTAGCATAATGTTAAGCCTTCCAAGTACATATAGCTCTAATTTAGGGCAACATATTCAAGAAGATTATTTAGTTAAGGTTTTTAACGAAGACGGAAACTACCTTGCTTTAGCAACTTCAGATCAAACAATAGGAAGTGTAAATTACGTAGGAGCAATTACCAACGCTCCAACCATTAGAGAAAGCATAAACATTATTGACGCAAGCGCGCAACTATCAAACATATCTATATCTTTAGCAAACTTTTCTTTTTCTTCTAACGGAACAGTATCATTAGGTTCTTCTACGCCTATAGAAGAAGAGCTTTTTTTTGGAACAAACTATTATATAAACAGGAATGTAGAAGTTTACTCACAACTAAACGGCGACACAAACGCTTCTAATCTATTGCTAATATTTAAAGGTAGATTAAGAGCGGTTCAATTATCAGAAAATAAGGTTACACTACAAATATCCGCACAAAACCCTTTTAAGGACATACAAATTCCTCAAACTATATCAGAAGCCGGACTATATAAACCTATAGTTTTTGGAGATTATTCTGCGAGCAGTATAAGCAATCCATTACAAGACGCTCTTGGAGCTTATAAATTAACATACCCAGTACAAGTAGAAAAAATAGATACTGGTAACATATTTTGTTTAACTCCTAACGCTGGTAACCAAAGCAATAAAACTTTACACGTACACGAACAAGGCTTAAATCGCGAAGGAGCAGGACCAAACTCTCAATTAATGGCTAACACTACCGCAACAGAAACAGCTATTTCTTCTGCTGACTCTAATCCAATTATAACTAAACAAATTGGTTCAGATGATTTATTTGCAGTTGGAACAGACCTTAGTTTAGCAAGAACATTTAAATCTCAGATGCTATTAACAAGTACAGATTATACAATATCAAATAAACATACGCCCGTTGCTACGGCATCAGTTAGCTCAACAAACACAACTGGAGATGTTATAGTAGTAACCGACGAATTTGATTTTGTTAATTTTGGTACAATACAACACACACCATCATCAATGGTTTTTACTTGTAATTTTGGATACAGTTTATCACTAGCAAGAAATGGCGGTAGTTCTGCGGGTGTTATAACAAATGTTAGGCTTGATGCAAAGATTTCACATAATGACGATAGTACTGTAGATGAAACTATAAATCTTATTAATGATTCGCCAAACGCCGTTACTGCAAGTAGTAGCGCAGCAAGAACTATAAACTTACATTCTTCTTCAAACTCTGAGTATACTGGTAACTTACCTCAAAAAATACATTTAGAGTTTAAAGTAACTTATGATGGGCTAGAGCCGGGAGAAGTAGGAAGTGGTGCATCTAATGTATTAAGCGGCAGTTCATCTATTGGAAGCTCTTTTATAACAGCTACCACATCCTTTGAAAGAGATAACTCTTCTGTGCAAGTAGACACAGAACTAAAAAATGATATAAAAGAATTATATTCAGCTCAAGACGGATTGTCTTTAGATAGTAACTTAATTAAGAAGCCTATAGAGGCACACAGATATTTATGCGAAACTTTTGTAGACTCTAATGTCTTTCCAGCGAACGTAGGCACAACCAATAATTATGCTAATATATTAGCTAATCATAAATTGTTAGGTAGAATTGGAGATATAAATTACTGGTTAAATAAAAGTACAAAATTAGAAAGTGTTTTAAAAAAATTACAACAATTTGGATTTTTTATAGGTAGAATGAGAGCTAGCGGATCATATCATTATATTAGTCCTATGCACCTAACAACAAGCACAACCACTTCTACGACTGAACCTTACTTTGCAACAGCTGGAACTGCTCACTCTTCTAATCTTTTAACAAGCACAACAGACACAAGTATGAAAATAACTCTTGCACAAACCGGGCAAGGATACACGAATGGCGATTTGCTTTGCATACCTTTTACAACTACAGTAGGTGGTGTAGATTATCAACAATATGAGTTTATTAAGGTTACAAATAGCGGACCAATGCAAGCCAACTCTACAACACAAACATTAACAGTACAAAGAGCCGTAGCTCCTATAACTACCTTTAACGCTCCAAGCACGTCTTCAGGAGATACTATTTATAAAGTAATTTTTCCTAACTCAGTATTAGATGAAAACGATTTTTCCAACTTGCAAATATCACACACACCTGTTAACGAACTAATAACTAAGTGGCAAATTAAATTTAAAAGAAGACCTGAGGATAATCAACAATATGGAGCAACAGGTACATTTACAAACACAGCAACAAGAAGCAATTATAATATAGAAGATGAAAATGTAAAAGAAATTAGTAACGATATAGATCAAGTTGGAAGTTTAACAACTAATTATTACAATTATTATAACCACTTAATAGGAGAGCCTAGACTAAGAGTTTCTTTGGACGTGGTTAATCCAAGTTTTTATGGTTTAGAGGTAGGGGATATTCTTAGAATATATACAACGAGTAAAGCTCCTTTTGGTAAAAATTGGAGAAGTGTCTATTTTATTGTAACTTCAACATCAAGAACTTTAGGCAAGATAAGCCTATCAGCACAAGAATTGTATTAAGGATATATTATGGCGCTAATAACAACAGTTAAATTTAGATTTAGTAGCAATACTGCTAACTATTCTCCATCAAGAAATCCTGATATGAATGTTGGACATAGCACTAATTATAAAGGTGTTACCGTTACGCAGTCTTATGGCGGTAAAATATACACAAACGAACGCTATGGTAAGCAACTACAATGGGAATTGAACTACACTAATCTTATTGACGCGGATAGATTAAAACTAGAAGCTTTAATTAATGCAGTAAAAGGAAGAAAAACTATATTTGAGTTTAGCCCTAATAATGGAACAACCTATTATAACGTAAGATTTGAAGAAGATAGTCTGTCTTTTGAACAAACCGCTTATGGAATCTATTCTACATCCTTTACTATACTACAAGAAGTAGCTTAAAACGCACGAGAATAGGCTTAAAATCAATTATCTTTTTTATTTCAACTTACTACCTTAAAAAGGTAAATCATCGGCAGATAAAGCCTCGTTTGTAGGTTTGGCTTCTCCTTTTGGTGTAAACACACTAAGCTTTAACATTATGTCGCCTTTTTGTGTTCTATTTTTCCACAAGTTAACTTTGACAACATTGCCATTTACATTAAAATCTCCTTGAAAATCTGGTTTTTTAGTGTCGTTTGGATTCTCGTGATCTTTAAAGCTATTTTTAAACAAATAACCTACGTTTTCTGCTAGTTCAAATTTCTTTTTTTCACTCATTTTGCTCTCCTATTATATTATTTATTAACATTATTCGTTTTCCTATTTGATATGGGATTTGTGGTACGACTGCATTTCCAAGTCCTTTGACTCTATCGTTATATCTGTCCAATTTTTGGGATAACCCATAAGCCACTCTATCCAACTTGGGTTCATTTTTAAGCCTTTCAAAGGTTTCGATTCTAAATTCTCCATTTGCTCTATCTTTTCCCTCAATATCTTGCTTTGTTCTTTCTTGTTTAGGTTCGGATAATTTAGTAGAGCATCTCTTAGTTTTACTCCCCACCTTTGTCCTTTCTTGTTTGTCCTGCTGAACCTTCCCTTTTTTAATTTTACGTTGCTCGCCACTCCCCCCTCTATGTCTGCTGCTCTCGGTGTTGGATAGCTTAAGACTTGATCTTTGAATATAACTCTCGCTATCGTTCCCTCTTCGTGTTTTGTTCCCACTCTCCCCTTTAGACTCCCTATCGAATCTTTCCAGTTTCCCGCGCAAGGTGTTGGATATTTTTTTCGGGTATGCGACGATCCAGATTCTTTTTCTAAGGTGTTTTGCTCCAACGTCTTTTGCTGATATAACTTGCCATTCTGCATCATACCCGATTTTGGCAAGGTCGTAAAGAACTCTTTCTCCTCCTTTAGAAGTGAGATTTGCGACGTTCTCAATAAGAACCCATCTTGGCTGTAACTCGCCAATAATTCTCCACATTTCAAACCAAAGACCACTCCGTTCTCCATCTAATCCTTCTCCTCCTCTTTTAGCTGTGCTAATATCTTGACAAGGAAATCCCCCACTTATAATATCAACATCTTCTAAATTATTTTTACCTATTTCTTTTATATCTCTATAGTGATGTGCATTCGGAAACCTTTTTTTTAATAACCCGTTTGCCCAATCATCAATTTCGCAAGTCCAAGTAGTTTTTATTCCCGCCATTTCAAAGCCTAGATCAATACCACCTATACCGCTAAATAAACTTCCGTGTTTCAACTCTACCTTCTTTTATACTTTTTCTTTTTCTTATCTAAAGGACATTCTTTCATCCAGTCTATTCTGTTTATTGATGATGCCATACCGCAATAGTAAACTTCTTCTTTACCTTCTTTCCATCTTTCTCGGTTTTCGTTTGTTTTAGTAGAAAAAGGGCAATTTTTTTTTATTTTTTCACAATAATCAAACATTATATCTTAACAACTTGAAATATAACCTTTCCTTCGGATAGCTTTCCAACGGACTTAGAGTTATAACTTTCTAACTCTTTTGTAATATCATATCCTTTTTCGTCATAATTTTGCAAATCTATCTTCAAGCCATCTCTATTCCCGTCCTTATAAAAAATATAAACGTTTTGAGATGCCCTACTTTCCAAGTTTAATGCTTTCTCTGAATAAGCATTTGCTCCTACTAGCGATGAACTTCTACCATAAGTATCTCCTATTCTTGCAGAGTGTATATGTCCAAATAATATATAATTTAAATTTATACCTTGCGAAGCATACCTACCTTTGATCTGAGTTACCGATGACTCTACCTTACCTTTAACGGAATGTCCGTGTATGAGTAGTATTTTATGCCCTTCTACGTCAACAACTAATTCTAAAGAATTTTTCATAGGTATAAACTCTATATCTGTTCTGTCTTTAAATATATAATAAAGAATGTTAAATATTGTATTGTCGTAATTGTCTGATGCAACCGGCTCACTATAACCCATCTCTTGGTTTGCTCTACTTTCGTTGCCGCTAACACACCCTATACTAATTTTAAAGTCTTGCCTTATGTCTTCTATAGTTTGTTTTAAAATTTCAACACCCACGAACGTTGCGTTTGCTCTGTTAGATGTCATAGATAATAATTCATCTAATCTTCTGTCAGAGTTCATTAAATCTCCGGTAATAGCTATAAAGACCTTTTTAATGCCGTTGGCTTTTAAATATATTTTAGCTTTACGAATAAACGTCCTCATTCTTTTAGACGCTATATCCATATCGTATTGATTGCTTTCCATATTTACAAATTCATTAAAATGTGTGTCTGATATTTGTATAACCGCAGTTCCCTTTGATCCTTTTACGCTTATTTTTTTAAACTTCGGTATAGGTACTTCTTGAAATATTCGTATTAAATGCTTGGAATATTCCCCTATTGCGTTATCTAGCCTAGCAAACTCTCTAAAAGATTTATTTCCTATCCTATTTCTATCGTTTGCTTTTTGTACCCTCTTTGCAAGCCTTACATTTTCCGTAATAACTTCCTTGTCTAGCATCATCATATCTATTGATTTATAACCACACGTATTACATTTGTATCTTTGCTTGCTGCCGGTTGTTTTATTGTGATGGAAACCATTTTTTTTAATATTAGATGAATTGCAAACCGGACAAACTATAACTTGATTTTCATACTCTTTCATTTATAAAGCTCCCTTTCTAACTCTTCGATCCTATCAGATAGAATTTTGTTAGATTTTTTTTCTTCTTCCAATAAAGCCTCCAAACCAGCATTACTCTCTTGTAGTTCTTGTGTTTCAGCCAAACCGCTTAGCCAGTCTTTAAGTTCTAAGGTTGTATAGAACTTAGCATTCATTTTAAATATATTCACGGGTATTTTTTTTCCACAATCAGAGTAAATTTGTTTCCACCACATAGGAATACTTAGCTTTTTAGTGTTTTTTATCTCAAAATGATATTGAGATGCAATAGAATCGGGATTAATATCTATTATATCCCCTTTAATAGAAAGTCCTCCCGACAAGGGAGTGCGCCGGCAATTAGTTCCCAAGTATCTATTGATAGTTTTAGCGACTTCTCGCTCTCCTCTATTTCCTTTATCTCTTGCATTTAACGGCATATTCTTATCCTTTCTATTTTATTATTGTTGGTATCATTGGTTCATCACAACACACTATATATAAGTCCTTGTACTCGCTTTTGTCTTTAGACTTATTACAAGCACCGCACGTATAGGTGTATAATATTTTATCTTCATTGTCGTTAGTTCTTGATTCATTAGACTTGCGCAACCAGTTATTAAAAAAGGCTCTATAGTTCTTATATTTCTTACCCGTAGCTAACAACCAATCCTTCATTCTTGCATATTCTAATTCAATAGGAACGTTTGGAAAGTCTTTTTGTATTTTGTTAAAATCTTTTCTAATTAAAATTAATTGATCTTTTTGTGAAATACTTTTCTTTTCATTCTTTACTTTCTTCTTCATTCTTATATTGTTTTCGCCGGTGTTTCGCACCTGTTTCACATCTGTTTCAAAAGTGTTTCGCACATCTTGGTAAGTGTCGTAGTTTAAGATAGTTAGGTGTGTCCATCTTTTTTCATTATGAATCACAATCATATTATCTTTTTGTAACTTTAGTAAAAACCTTCTTACTTTCGACGGAGTCCACCTTAGATCAATACTTAAATTTCTTAGGCTTGAAACGACTTCCCCTCTTTTTATTTCTACAATCTCAGGAAGAATATCAGAGAAAAGAGCCTTATTGTTCTTATGGTTTGCTCTCAATATAAGAAATATCCAAGCCCTAAAATAATCATCTCTCTGGAAAACCCAATGGTGCTTTATATCTCTATGTAACTTAATCCAACCACTCATTATGCGTCCGCCGTTTGATGGCTATTGACAAATACAAAATTGTCAGACTCTTCTTGTAGCTTGTTCATCCACTTTATATCAACTTCATTCTCTCTTTCTTCATCTGTTGTCATTAGATATATTATAAGCATACTAATATTAGCAAATATCATAGATGCGTTTTGTTTCATATCAGGATCAGCTGACGAAGATTCAACTGTTTTTATAAACATAAGATACTGAAAACAAGTGTTTTTAAAATACTCATACCTTTCATCTTCAGACTTTTCCCAAAACTTTGCACTACTTTCATAGTCTACGTCTAATTGTTTTAAGAAACTCATACCTGCACCCCCATTACCTCTAGTATTAATATAGCAATTGCAATAAGAACAAGCGTAAATATAATAATAGACAATACTTTCTGTATTATTCTATCCCTCCTGTCTTGCTGCCAACGTAAATACCAATACTGCATTTTAGCCTGTAGTGGATTAAATGTTATTCTTTTTGGATCTTCCCCAACCTTTCTCATAAGATTGTAAAAATCCCAACTATAATAAAAATTTTTATCTTTTGCATCATAGTCGTAATCATTAGATTCTATTACCTTGAACTTCATTGTTCACTCCTTTCTTTGTAGCTTACTCTCGTGGTAAGCTATATCCATTATTAAATTTTAGGCTAAGCATTAGTGTTATTGTTTATGTTAATATATCATACGGAAAATAACCACCTAGCCTAATGTTTATAGGGGGGAGGCGTAGCCATACCAAGTATTTACAAACAAATATTAAAGGTAAAAGTATTCCTTTCTTCTTTTTAATTTGTTTATATAATATCCCCACCCCTAATTTATAAAAGGCTAAAAGTCTAATCCGTCATCTCCTTGATGTCCGGCTTTAAACTTCCTACTTTTAACCGATGTTTGTGTACCTGCTGCATCGTTGTCATCTACGTCGCATAACCCTAGCATAGAAGCCAAAGAATATCTTCTAAAATAAGTAATAGCACTACCTATTGCTTGATATGTGTTTTGCCCTTGTAGTTCTGCGATTGGAGATAACACCTCCGTTGCGATCCATTCTCCACTTATATGGTAAAGAGTAGTTCTTACACCTATTTCATTATCTGCACCTATTGGCATCTGTGTAAAAAATATACCATTCTTATTTAAAGGTTTTTTAATTGCATCAACCAACTTATCTAACTTCACATACTTGTATTTAAATGCTTGAGTATCTTTCGTTAGGTTTGAAAGTTCTGATTGAGTTTTAATTAATGCCTTTATGATCTGTTTAGTTTCTTCGCTATTGAAATTATAATGATTTGTCATTAACCATTCTCCTTTACATATTTACTAATAATCATTCTTACTAATGCGGTTGTGCTTCTAAATTGTGTTTTAGCTATTGCGTTTAATTCTACCCACAATGCCTTTTCTATCTGCACTCCTACTTTCTTTTTATCTTCCATCATTTCTCCTTTTTATGTTAAAGATTCCCTCGCGCAAACGTATGAAACAAACAAGAGGTATATAAGGGTATGTCTGCGCAAGGGATAATTATTTACTTAAGCTATGTCTGATTACCTCAATCGTTCCTATTAAACTATTAAGCTTTTCTGTGTTGACGTTGTTTGATATTTTAGGCAAGTTTCTTAATGAGTGAATTACCATATTACACTCTTCAACATCAGAAAACTTTAGAACGATTATCTTGTCTTTTACCATAGTTTCTTACCAAAGTTAATATAAAAAATATAAAAATACTATTATTTATATCAGAGGGGGGGTTATTTACCAATTAAAATATACTTAGCAAATGTTCCGCCGTCCTTACTTTTCATTTTTTTTGACTCTATTATATAACCATCTTGTTTAAGCCTAAATATAACATCGCTTAGCCTCGTAGCTCTATAAAGTTTAATTGCTTCCCAAGTAGTAATACTACCCACCCTATCTAAATGGTTTAATATTTTACCTGCTTTTGTGTTCGGTTTGTGTCTTGACATTATTCCTCCTTAGTTAAAATACGCTATTAAAATTATTACACCTATGATCATTGTATCTACGTCCATTGCTAACCCTCTCTAGTTTCGTCGTGAATCTGGAAGGTAATTTCTTCAAGCGTATGTCCATCTACGCCATAAATCTGCCTTTCAAACTCTTTGACTATTGTTATAAATTGTTTTTGATTCCAATTTTCAACATTGATGCTGCAAACTAATTCTGCAAACATTTTGCCTTTATCTTTAGTGTGTTGATCGCAAATAGATTCTATTTTGTCTGCTAGTTCGCGATAAACACTTCGCTCTTTATACATTCTTACCCCTTTTTTTTGTTATCAAATCATTATATTTTTTAAGTTTTGACACAAGTCGTTGATATTTATTAGTATGAAAGATAATATTATTACGATTAAGTTTACCCTCCACATTTACGTTCCAACTCGTATCAAACTCTTTTACTATATCGTTGTATGGTTTGTTTTGTAGTTCAATGTTTTCTTCTTTAGTCATCTCTTTTCTCTGCTTTTTTTATCCTCGCTAATGTAGATTTTAGCACAAATTCTTTTTTTATTATATAATCAACTTCGTCTAAAAGTTCAAAATTCTCCCCAATAACTCGTTCTTTTATTTTATTTATTACTTTATTCCACTTTGCATTGTTTTCGTGTAATGCTTGTTGGTGTTTTAGTAAATCGCTCATTATATCTCCCTTACTTTTACATTTCTAGCTACAACACCATATTCTTGAAAAAAATCTTGTAGCATTGTATTTATTATTTTACTTAAAGCTTTCTTATTTTTAACTTTAACATCTAATTCGTAATAATTGATTGTGTTACTAACTATTATTTTGTAATCGATTTTAACATCTTCTTTTAGTTTATAGTTATAATATAAATGATAATTTGTTGGATGCATTTTTACCCCTCCTCTTCATATAAATCTTCAAAGTTTGCTCCGTCGTAACATTTATTGCATATACCGGTAAGTTCCTCTTCTATAAAGCTATTACCGAAGGCGCTCGCATTACAACAAGTACTTACATATTCAGCTATCTCTCTTTGTTTTACAATCTCCTCCACTTCTACTTCTCTACATACCTCAAGTAATTCACGTCTTTGTCTATCTAACTCACTCATTTTACCCATTACCCTTCCCTCCTTATTGAATATATTTCTTCGTTATCGTCATACTTATAACCCAACAACTTTAACTCTTCCATTAGTTTCTTGATCTCTCTTTGAATCTTTATCGCCTTTAAAGAGTATTCTGCATCTGTAAAAGCATCTGAAACCTCTTGTATGTTTTTATTATAAACCCAACCACTATCTTTAGCGCTAGCAAATAATTGAACTAAAGTTAGATGCGTGCTTGACATATAATCATACAAAACTAAATCCCCCACACCTACATCGGGGGAGTCTTTTAGTGTATGCACATATTGAATTTCCGCTATTGGAGGTTGTTGTACCTTTAAAAATCTTATTGCCGAATTAATCTTATCCTTGTTATCCATTATAACTCCCTTCCTAGTTTACCTTTTTTATGTAAAGGGAGATTCATAAATTCCTCCCCAAATGCAAAGTTCATAATTTGTCTTTTTTCATCTTTAGTGCATTTATCTATTTTTTTGTTTTTAATAATAGAAATCATTTCTTTATCTTTCATTTTTCCAGTCCTCCCAGTTTCCCCATAATAAATAGTTTTCTATTAGTGGCTTTATATTTTCTTCTTTATTCTCCAAGTGATTTTCACACTCACTACAAGTAGTCAAAAACCCATTTTCCCAACCATAGGGAAATTTAGTTTTTTCTACCCAATCTTTTACTATTAGAGTTATTTCATTATTACTCATTATAACACCGCCTTATATGTTTTTTTATTAAACTTAACCTGTATTAGAGTGTCCATATTTATAACTCTATATTGTTTTTTCTGTAGATCAAACACTAATTGGTATGGATTGTCTTTGTTTAATGCGAACGAAGGTTTACCCGTTCCCTTAATATAAGACTTAACACCAAGCCTACATAAAATATCTCTCTCTTGCCCGTCCTTCTTAATAAACCTAGCGCTAAATATTTTACCATTAGTATTTGTTATTACATCTTGAATTTCTTGCAACTTAACCTCAATCATATCGCACCCCTTTTTTTTGAATAATGTGTGGTTAGGGATCACAATAACGCCCTTCTCACTTTTTCTTGTATCATTGCCACACACTATAATAATTATTAGCTTTGTTCATCTTATTAAGAGTGGAATTATTTAATCGGCTTTCCACGTTTAAGTCCGAACTAATAATATAATTTGTATTTTTATTCTTCATTAAGATATTTGTTCATAGTACAATAATAGTAAGGGGGGGGATCAAAGTCAATACAAAAGATAGTTTTTTAATATTTAATCAATATATATAGTTTTATTAATTAGAAATATTCTTTTTATAAAAAAGTCTACAATCGAATATAACTTTTTAAAAAATTTAAAAAAAGTGGCTGCTTAGTGTTTTTTTATGTACAAAATAGATGATTGTTTGCAACGTGAAAATTTTTTTTTGCATGACCCCGCATGATCTGCAAGATTTTTTTACAACGTTGTAACATCCCGTGATAACCTTCTTTAATTTATTTTTTTTAATGTTGCCGCACGATTTTTAATTTATTGCATTAATTGCGGATCAATGGAAATTTTACCCAAATCGGAAAAAAACGGCTTCTTAAAATGGCTTTTAAGGCGCTTTAATTATTTTTTTTGAATGTATGTATGCTTGATTTTGGCGCTATTTGGCGCTATTTGTTAAAACTATTCATACCTGATATTTGGGAAGATGCGATTATATTTAATTAATAAAGGCACAAAAAAAGCCGGCAAAAGCCGGCTTTAATTGCGCCATCGGTTATGAATTCAATTAGCGAATTTTGCGCCATTTACGCGCTTCTTTAATATCCTTTAAATATTGATCGCTCATTTGATACGGAATAGTAAAAACCCATACCGCGCAAATTACGAACGTTGTAACAATCCACAATTGTACTAAACCATTAATTAACGTTTCCATTTTTTAACCTCCTTATAGTTTCATTTTTTTATTATATGGCAACCCGTACCATTCGTCCGCATCATCTAAGTACGTATCACGTAACGTGAATTGGGATTCACTAATCGTACATTGATGGTTAAGATTACTAAACCAAGTGCCGTTTTGCCACGTTCCCGCGCCTTCATTGGCTATTTGGAAGCTTCCCTTGCTATTTAAGAAAGCAAGCTTATTTCCGCGCCCAATAAAGGTTTCAATTAATTTCAATTGTGCCTTGTTGCCAAATTGAAAGCCGGATTGTTGAAGTATGTCACGATTAAAAAATCGCGTATCGGACATCATATTATTGGATTGAACATTATTGATCATACCATTATGAATAAATACGCAATCTTTATTTATGGCGAACGGATGACAATTATTTAAATCGGTTTGCCCGCTTGTACGTATTCTAAAATGGATTAAAAAAGTTTCATCAACAATTTTTAAGGTTTCCCATAATTTGTTAACAAACTCTTCTTGTTCTAAGGATTTAAAAACAACTATTTTTCCTTTATTGACAAAGGCAAACCCCCCGCCGTCCGGATTAGTTTCCCAAGCCAAATTCAGGCTTTTTTTAGTTATCTTTTTTCCCTTTGGTTTTACTATTGCAACACACATTCTAAACCCCTTCTTTCTTTGTTATACGCGGTTTTAATTTGCCCGCGTGTTTAGTTATTACTTCTTTAGTGAATTCGTCTTCTTCTTGTAATGATAGCGCGCTTTTTTCAAAGTCTTTGAAGGCTTCGCTCATTTTCGCAACTTCTTCCGCGTTGGTAACGTCAATTTCCGTTTTAGGCGGAATTAACGTTTGCGCCTTTGATAGCTTCGCGGATGGCTCAATTAACTTCATTGTTTCATCGTCCGACGTTATCGCGTTGTAAAGATTAATATATTCGGTTTTGCTTAGCCATTCTAAGAATTTGTCAAAGCGCATATCCTCCAAATCTTCGTACGTTGCAAATTCAAACGTTGCAAACATTAATTCAAGATGCCTACAAACGCGATTAAAAGCGCCTTTGCCATCATCCGTTGAAGAAGCCGGTAATCTATATTCAATCGTGCTTGTACGTACGAAGTTTAAATAGTTAAACTTATCGCCTAAGCTATGCCCGCCAAGTACCGCCGTAGCAAGTTTTTTTAACTTACTATGTGTAGTGATCCCCGCGCCGTGAAGATTGCTAATATTTTCGTCTTGGTATTCATACGGCAAAACTAATTTTGCATATGCTTTTTGAATACCCGATGACATACCGCGCCCGCTTAGCTTCAATAGTACCTGATTAGAAGTAGTCATAAACGACAACCATTTCACCAAACTTTTTTGATCAAAAGCATCCCTACTAATATGAATATGGAAGCCAAGTTTGCTTCCGTACATTTCGTTTTCGTTCGCCCATTCCGTAACGCGCTCAATTTCGGATTGATATTTTAAGTAATAATCTAAACTAAAAACATTGCTTCCAATTTCCGCGCCCTTCCCGTAATGTTCGCCGATTGTTGAATCGCTCATTGCTTCGCCGAATAGGTTTAAAAGCGCAATATCTTTGCTTTTTAACATCCTATAAAATCCCAACGTTTGTTCGGCTTGGCTTCTTCTTGCTTTTTCGAATCCCAATTCCCATTCGAAACCAATAAAAGCGCGTCTTTGGCTTAACGTCTTATTTAATGATCGATTGCTAGTAATTAATTTTCCGTTAATTACATCATTGAAGTATACGGAAGACATATTATGACTTCTAATTTGTGCCTTATCGGTACATTTACAATATGTTCTATAGTATTGCTTGCAATTGGGGCAATTTTGAAACCTTCTTAAACCCTTTAAATGAAACGGCAAAAAAAGATTCTTATCTTCTATATACATTCCGTCCTTTTTCAAAATCGCGAAGTAATCAACGTTGTACAAGCTATCCGCTAAATTATCAAAAGAATTATCAATAATTGTACCTTCTTGAAAATTGCTTAGATTTAAATCTTTATCCATTGACAAGAATTTTTGCGCATCGCCTTTGTGATATTCAACAATGTAATTATACGCGTTGTTTTTTGCATACCCTTTGAAAATATGTACATTTTCAAACATACCCGCGAAGGCTTCGCCGTCCTTGTGGTACGTGTAATCCCCATAAAGTAGCGCAATTGTTTTTTCGTCACTATCATATGAATAATGTTTCTCTACTAATTGTGTAACCCCTACAATATCCATTCCTGAAGTACTTGTTTTTATTGTTTTAGTTTCCATTATTTAACCCCTTTATTTTCAAGATTGATTGTAACTAATACCCCTATGATCATTGCCCAAGCACCCAAGCCTAAGTACAACCAAGAAAGCCCGAACAATTCAACCGCGTATTCATTATCCATTATGTAAAGTGCGTTTGCTTCCCTGATTGCTTCTAATTGAAAGTAAAAGCCTAGAAGTGCGAAAGCGAAACCCATTAAAGTAACCATTTTAAATACATTCACTAATAATACTCTTAAAGCATCCATTGTAAACCCCTTTGTTTTATTGTTAATTGAATTCATATACAATGTTAATATACTTAGTGCGTAAGTGCAAGTAATTCTTCGACGTGTCACGAACGCGCGCAAATATGTATATCTAGCCTGAAAACGGCTTTGATTGGCTTCCATTGTTACGAAGTAACCATCAATAATACCTAAAGGAAGAAGACGGAAGGGATCACCAGTATTTGAATTGGTTTTGAATTATTTTCAATTGTGCTTTTCTATGCTTTTTTGGCTTGCGCACCGCTCCGCTTTATTTTACACAATTCGTACCCTTCTTAATTTCTACTATTACCAAACTAACCGCAATTGGCAACGTGCGCCACTAGTAAAAACATGGGCGCGCGCATGATCAATGAAAGGGCATAGGGCGTATGGATCATTGGCATACATAGACGTATCAGATTCCGCTCAAAAGGTAAAATAAAATTCGTAAGGTTGCACAAAACAATTCGCCTACCTAAATTAAGCCTTATATGGCACACTCAGAGCGAAAGAAGAACATACTTAAGCGTAACCGCTTACAAAGGACTAATAAGCCTAAAATGACGCCTAATCATCCAAAGAAAAAAGCAGTTGTGTTAGCTGAACAAGGACACAAATTAAAGCTGATAAGATTTGGAGCAAAAGGGTATGGACATAATTATAGTCCAGAAGCTAGAAAGAGTTTTAAAGCTAGACACGCAGCCAATATAAGAAGAGGTAGAATGTCAGCAGCTTATTGGGCAGATAAGTTCTTGTGGGCAGGTAAGGGTGGAAAGACAAGACAGCCAGCTAAAGGACAAAGGAGAAAAGGATAATGTTTGATGGTCCAAACGGAGTAGGAAAAGGGGATATGCCTAGACCAATGAGTATTACGCGTAAAGAGTATGCTGATAAATGGGAAAAGATTTTTGGGAAAAAGAAAACAAAGAAAGCCTTAGATAGAATAGAAGAGGGCGAAAAGAAGTGGAGAGATGAGAAAAAACAATATTAATAACACCAAACGTTCTAATGGAAAAAAGAAGACTAGGCAAGGTAATAGCAATAATACCAAGTATGGAAATAAGCTTAGTAAGAACTATTATAAAAAAAGGAAAAAGTAATGGCTAAAAAAGGACTATATGCAAACATACACGCGAAGCGTAAAAGAATTAAAAAACAAAAGGCTAGCGGAGCAAAGAAAGTAGAAAGAATGCGTAGCAAGAAAAGTAAGAATGCTCCAACCGCATCACAATTTAAATCAGCAGCTAAGACTGCGAAAAAAAGGAAGAAGTAATGCCAAAATTAAATATGATTACCAATATAATTGACAAGGTAGCAGGACACGTAGATAAGTTTACCTTAGATAAAGAAGAAAAAGCGCAGTTAATCCAAGAAATTAACAAAGCACAGATAGAAGTAAATAAAGTAGAAGCCGGATCTGATAGCTTCTTTAAGAGTGGATGGCGACCAAGCGTAGGTTGGATTTGTTCTTTTGCGTTAGGATACCACTTTGTATTACAACCTATGATAGCCTTTATTTTAATAGCATTGGGATACGATATTGTATTACCCGAATTTGATATGTCAACACTAATGACTGTTTTAATGGGATTATTAGGTTTAGGGGGAATGCGCTCATTTGAAAAAGTTCAAAGGTCCGCATAGTGCCTATATACGAGTTCAAAAAAAAATGCGACCACGACGAAATTATAGATGTAGTAGCTTCTATTGAAGATAGGAATGTAAAGAAAGTGTATTGCAGTAAATGTAAAAAAGATGTTCCAGCACAAAGAGTTTTATCTAAACCCTTAGTTAAGATTGCATACGGCTTTTCAGACTTTAGCGACAAAGCAGTTAGGAAGGAATTGGGAGAAGGATGAATTTAAATAAAAAACAAATTGAATTTGCTACCATATACGTAAATAATCCGGAACTTAGTCTAGTAGATATAAGTAAAGAAATAGGTGTACACAGAAACACCATTACAAATTGGTTGTCCGATAAAGAGTTTGTAGAAGATTTATACTCAACTTATATGAAATCATTTGGTGCTAAGCTTCCATCTGTATTACAGGCTATGTATACAGAAGCTATACAAGGTAACGTACAAGCCGGAAGATTAATATTAGAACACTCTGGTAAATTGATCAAGAACGTAGAAGTTAAGGTAGAAAGTCCGTTTGAAAGATTCTTGGAAGGTAATAAAAAAATAAACGAAGCTATTATTATAGATTCAGAAGACGAGAAAAAAGAATTAGTATCCAATACAGAATCGCGACTGGAATCATTGAATAAGAAAAAATTAGACTCCAAAAAATTAATCTATCGCGCGAAAAAGGTTGGATTAAAGCCATTAGGAAGAGGTAGACACACCAAAACAAAAAGAACAGCTTGGCTACAAGAGCTTGAAGCATTAGAGTCTAAGCATCTCCAAGAAAATCTATAGAAATATCATTTTCTTGTAAATACTCTAGCATTTCAGAGCTTAAAAACATAGACTTTACCCTATGCCCATCTAGAGAAATAGATTTCGGACTACCACTAAGCATAAACCCAATCAAGTGATTATTGTTTCTAGCAATTTCTTCCACTTCTACAACTTTCTCAAAAAGCTTTTCAATTTTTTTTATTAGTTCATCCAAGTTTAATTTGTCCTATAGGTTTTCTAATCATTTTATCTCCTTCTTTTAATTTACGTTTCATTCCGTTCATAAACTTATTAAAGTTTCTCTTTTGCGTAAATTTACTAGGAACTCCAAACCATACACGAGCTGGAACTTTAGTACCTTTAACACTAAAAAAAGTTCCTTTAGGTTTTCGTTTAGCACCTTTTCTAGCTTTTATTGAAAAATTTGTAGCTGTTATTCTATCCTGTAAGTGATGAACTCCATAAGGCGCTCCCATCATTATATAACCATAGAACTTTAAATCCCCCCTAGATAAAGCTTTCTTTTTTTTAAGTTTTGACATTCTACCGCTAGCTACCAAAGGAGTATCTTTAGATTTATTTTTTCGCCTTTTCTTTCTTACTATTTTAGTAACCTCAGATATAGGTTTATAAGGTCTGTCGTTTACCGGACTTATACTTGTTTTAATACCTTTGTCAATATAACCTTTAACTAAATCCATATCCGCATTCATCCTAGTTGCTATCATCTTTGGTAATGCTTTTTGCAAAGGCTTAAAATCAAAATCTACAGTAAGGCTTAGTTTCATTACTTGTTCATTTCTTCATCATTAGACATAATGCTTCCATCTGGGTGCATATGACTGCCTTCAGGTATATCAAGTTCTTTTTCCTCTTCAGGTTCTTCAATGTCGTCAAAATTCCCCATTAACAAAGAATTAATCTCTTTATTTTCAGCAATTCTCTCGATAGCATCCTCCAAAGACAAATCTTTATTGTTTTTCATTAAAATGTGAGCCTCTGTGGTAAGATTGTGGTCTAAATCAAAGTTGTGTTGCAATATTGAGTCTTGTGTAGACATTGGATATTCAACATCGTGAAAATCAATCTTAAATTGACTAGGATCAGGCAACTTTATACCATTATAAGATGCTAATTCGTGTTCTACGTGATATAATTGATGCTCAAAAGTTCTAAACATCTCCTTATCGTCTTGGTAGTCTTCCATTCTTTCAACATCTTTAATTTTTAAAGCAATTCCTGAAGGAACTTCGCCACCAGTATCGGAAAAAGTAATATATAGGTGGTTATTTAGCGCTACAAGTTCTAATTGCAGCTTGATATTCTCAATTACTTCATTAATGTTACCTTTTGGAGAAACAATATCAAAACTTCCATTCTCTCCTAGCATTAAAATCTCATTTGATCCTGCTCTAGCGAGATTTTGGTCTGCTACAATACCTGAAGCTACCGGTTGTCCAAACATTTGGTATCTTAGACCTAATTGCATCTCAGTCATTGTAATATTAATGTGTTCGTTAGCAGAAATAATATCATTAGCACCCTCTACAAAGAATGAATCAATTTGTTCTTCTCTATGAAAAAATGTAAAAGGAAAAACACCGGATTCATTAGGAACTTCTTCTAAAATAATGCCATCTTGGTCATATTTTATATATCTTTCAGAATCGTAGTAAGAATATGTCATTTTTGACGTATTATAAGCATCGTCTACTGGCATAAAGTTGGGATAGGTAATTGCATAAGGACTAAAAGCATCTTCATCAAAAAAAGGCATAAAATAGTAGACGGGTACGTAATTAAAGTGTTTTTTACCCCCGTGTTCTTCAAAAAATACACCAACCGCTATAGTTCCTAGCAATTTTGTCATTTTTTCAATATGTTTCATTTTATAATTCTTTTTTTCTGTTAAATCTTCATAAGCGCCCTCTATATTTCTTTTTGCGCCTACTGTATAGAGTTTTGACATCTTATTAACAAACTTTTTAGTAATATTTGCTTGGTATTGAGGTATTTCTCTAAATGCGTCCGTATCAAAGTATTGTTTAATATACTTTTGTGTTTCTGTTCCGGTGTAGTAGTCTAAATATTTGATGACCTCTTCCCTTTTATTTGAAACTATTTGTAATTTAAATTCTTTTAGAGATTTTTTTATAATCTCGTTAGGTGTCAACATCATCTTGCTATCCTTATTAATTTATTATTGTTTAATGGAAAGCGGTTTGTTATGAAATATCTAAACGCATCGCAACCATGTTCATAGTATCCATCTTTAACGGGGTCGTTTGATAACATCTTACCCTCAACTTCTTCCGGATACCTATAATTTTCAAAATCTTCAATTATTTCTGTACATTTATCAGACACAGTTATCTTTCTATCGCCTGACGCAGATTCAAAGAATCCTCTTACATAACTAACCGAAGAAGCTATACTTCTACTAGCTTTATCAGTCCTAAATCTAACATTAATTCCTGACTTTTTAAAGATTTCTATATCTCCAACCCCAGTTTGTCCTTGTACGTTATATCCAGCAGGGTCGCCATAATAGCGCAAAATTGGATAACCTTTCTCTTTAATCATATCAATTAACTGCTCAGTTGGTATATTTTTTTTATGTAAAATCTCATCTATTATATTAATATGCCAAACACCATTATTTCTATATGTTTGTAAAAATAATACTGCGGGCATACGATATCCGAAGTCAATAGTACAATACGTAGGTAGGTTGGGTTGATATTTAACTTTCTTAACATCTATATCTCTATCAAATGGATATACCTTGCCTTGAAAGGAAGCAAACTTAGCTCCGTATTCTTGTTCAAATATTTCTTTAGATAAATTTCTTTTTCTTTCTTGTAAAAACTCATCTTCCATTCCTTCTGGAAAAGCGTGATAATTTTCCCAACTAGGAGATGAAGTGGAAAACCACTTAGGATCAGATTTACCTAACAAGTACAAATCGTATATCCAATTATAACCATTGGGTGTTGTTATAAAAATTGCCTTCCCTTTTTTATCTGATAACGTTGGAGATAAATACATATCCCATATCTTTCTTGGCATTCTACTAGCTTCGTCAATAATAACTAAATCTAAACCTTCCCCCAATAGTGAAGATGGATTATCTGCTGACATTCCTTCTACTGTACTCCCCCAAGAGAATCTTATGTATTGTTCTTTTTCAGAAGCAGCTACAATATCTTTTTTATGACCCTTGACCATATTTTTATAAACCTCACGAAACATTAAACGCGATTTCTTATAAGATAACCCTACTAGCCATATTTTTTTATTAGGTTGTGCGGCATAATACTCCGCCTCACGATAAGCCGCAGTTGTCTTTCCATATCTACGACCGCAGATATTTACAAAGAAGGATGCGTTTGGATTAGTCGGGTAGTGCATCTTTTCCTGACCGGGATGAGGTTCGTACCCCATATATTCAAACCATTTCTTTTTAAATTGATATTCTTTTGGAACTTTATCCATATAAGTTGTAAAATTACATAGTATAATTTACATTATATACATAAAAAATATCCACAAAAGGAGTTAAAATGGAAGAAAATGTTAAAATAGAAGCCCAAGAGCAAGGCGTAAAAGAGGCTCAAGACACTAAAGTCGTAGAAAAAGAGAACCTAGTTCCGATTTCAAGATTGAATGAAGTTATTAAAGAGCGAAACGAACTTCGCGAATCAGTAGCTGTAAGCAAACAATCTGAAGAGCAGGCAAGAGCAAAGAAGCTTGAAAAAGAAGGAGAATATCAAACTTTGCTTTCTGAGGAACGAAATAAGAGTGCTAAGCTAGAAGAGCAATATAATTCTACTAGTGAGCAACTTAACAGCTATGTAACAGATGAGAAATCTCGTTTGTTAGAAAAGTTGCCTGAAGAGAAGAGAGATAAGTATGTTGATGTTGATTTGACCACACTTCGTAACTTAGCTGAAGATTTAACTGAGTCGTCAAAAGCGAATCTTAAACAAGAGAACGCTGGGCTACAAAGAAAGAATCTTCCTGAGAACCCATTTAAAGAAATGGAACGCGGAGAACAAAGGAAAAATTGGAACGACATCTTAAGCTCTTATAAAAAATAACCAATTTAAAATTTTTTAAGGAGATTAAAAAATCATGGCAAATGTAACAAAAACAACAGCCGCAGTTTTTATCCCGGAAATGTGGAGAGATGCAATTCTTGACTACGCTGAAAGAAGATTTCAGCTTAGAAATCAAGTAACAGATTTCTCTGCTATGCTTGCCGGCGGCGGGGATATTCTACATATTCCAAAAGTAAAAGAAGAAGAAGCAGCAGAAAAAACAGCTGGTGGTATAGTATCATATACAGCGCAAACTGACACAGAGATTACTCTGACAGTAGATCAGCATTGGTATGAAGCTAAACGTATTGATGATGTAGTAAAAGTACAAGAATCAGCAGATTTATTTAATATGTACGCTCAGTCAATGGGCTACGCATTAGCTAAAAAAGTTGAAGCTCACTTAGCTGCATTAATTCAAACAGCAGCAGGTAACGACGTAACTCTAGCAAACGATGATGTTTTCACTACAGCTCTATTAAGAGATGGACTGGAAAAATTCTTAGATGCTGGACACGACTATGCAGATGGCGGAGCAAACTTATATTGTTCTCCTAAAGCGTATATGTCTTTACTTAGCTTAGGCGACTTCACAGAGGCTCAAAAAAGAGGCGATGCTGAAAACCCTAATGTTAAAGGTATGGTAATGCAAGCTTATGGCTTAAATGTATACCCTAGCACAGATTGGTCAGAAGGCGGAACAAACGATACAGCTTCAATCTTTAAGAAAGAAGCGGTTTACTATGCTCAACAAATCAATCCCAGAGTGCAGTCATCTTATGATCTAGATTACTTAGCAACCTCAGTAGTAGCAGATGTTATGTTTGGAAGTGCTTTATCGCACGCAACAAACTCAACAGCAGCAGCTATTGTGAACTTTAAGAACCCTTCATAAGGATAGTTAATTTGGGGAGTTGAAATATACTCCCCACTTAATTAGGAGAAAATATGGCTAACTATATATCATCACATAGTGGTGGAACGATTGATTCTGCGGTAACTAAACTATCTGCAACAACTGCTTCCTCTTCGGAGCTTAACGTCTTAGATGGCGTTACTGCTACGACTGCGGAAATAAATGTAACAGATGGATTAACAGCTACAACAGCAGAGTTAAATCAATTAGACGATAAGGTAGTAGGAGGAACAAATAATGACGACATTGTAGATGTCGCATCAAGTCAAGCATTAAACAATAAAACCTTAGATGGTGGAACATTTATTTAAAGGATAAATTATGGCGAATACATTAAAAGTAAAAAGAAGTGCAACATTTAGCGATACCGGTAATCCGAGCAGTTTGACCTATGGGGAGATGGCTTGGAATAATGGCGGAAACAAACTTTTTGTTGGAAAGCAAACTAATAACGGCGGAACAGTAGAGCCGTTCCATATTAGTACCTTAGCGGATATAACAGCCGGAGAAGGACTAGACGTATCACTTGGCTCAGGAAACGCGGATAACGCGCTAACTATAAGCGCTGAAGACGCTACAGTAAGTAATAAAGGTGTAGCAAGCTTTGCGACTGCTGATTTCTCAGTATCTAGTGGAGCGGTTGCAATTAAATCCGGTGGTGTATCAAATACGCAGTTAGCCGGAAGTATTGCAAATAGCAAATTAGCTAATTCACAAATAACAGTATCAGATGGTTCTAATACTACTGCAACTTCATTAGGCGGAACAATTACTTTCGCTGGAACTTCAAACGAAATAGAAGTAGCTGAAAGTTCAGGAACTGTTACATACGGATTACCAAATAACGTTACCGTAGGAAATAATCTTACTGTAACTGGAAATCTTACTGTAAATGGAACTACAACTACTGTTAATTCAACTACAACTACTCTTGATGATCCTATTCTTACATTAGGTGGCGATACAGCTCCTAGTAGTGATGATAACAAAGATAGAGGTGTTGAGTTTAGATATTATAGTGGTTCTGCTAAAATCGGTTATATGGGTTGGGATGATAGTACGCAAAAATTTACTATGCTTACAGACGCATCAAACTCAAGTGAGGTTTTTTCAGGAACACTAGCACCATTACAAATAGGAGTATTAACTGCAAGTTCAGTTGATGGAGCTACTATAGATGGTGGAACTTATTAATTAGAAAGAGGAATTAGATGGCTAATACTATCAAGATTAAAGCTGGTAGTGGTACACCCACTACTAGCAATATCGCTGATAGAGAACTCGCATTTGATAGAAGTGCGAATAAACTCTATATAAACGATGCTGGTTCAATTGTAGAACTTAATCCAGATGCAAATTCAGGAGATATAACATCTGTTGTAGCTGGTTCAGGATTAACTGGCGGTGCTACTTCAGGTGCAGCAACTCTAAACATTGGAGCAGGTACTGGTATTGATGTAGCAGCAGATGCTATTTCAGTAGATGTATCTGACTTTATGTCTAATGGTAGTAACGACAGAATACTTACTGCTACTGGCACAGATGCTATGAACGCAGAAGCTAACCTTACTTTTACTCCAAGCAATAACTATCTTGTTGTTCACGAAGCTGGTTCAAGTACTGGTTCACATTTAAGACTTTCAACAGACAATTCAGATTTTATTTTTAGTGCAAGTGGAGCATCAAATCAATTAAGTATTTATGATGTAAATGCAACTGCTAATAGTTTAGTAATGGATAGTAATGGTAAAATTACACTAAGAGATAGTCTTAAAATACCAGTAGGTAAGAGTGTATTCTTTGGAGCAAGTGAACATACTTATATAAGAGAAGATATTGATGACAGACTAAGATTCTTTACTGGTGGTGTTGAGTATATGAGATTTACTGAGGGTAGTTCAGACCTTGTAAACATATATAAAGATACATATTTTGGAGAAAGAGCTTTGTGGGCAGGTGGATTATTAAATGTACTACACTCTACACACGGATACATAAGTAATACAAGTGGACATTTATTCATAAGGCAACAAATGCAAGATGGAGATATATATTTTGAAGTAAATGATGGTGGCTCTACTATTAACGCTATTCAAATAGATGCAAGTGATAATGGTAGTGTCTTTTTGAAAAACGACAATCAGTATTTATTTATTGGTGCTGGTAATGATATTGCTCTTGGACACAATGGCACTAACTCATTCCTTAACAACAATACTGGAACTTTACAAATAAGAAACTTGTCTTCTGACCAAGATATAACTTTTTCCGTAAATGATGGTGGAAGTCAAGCTACTGCATTACAAATAGATGCAAGTAATTATGGTAGTCTTGTTTTACCACTTGACAATCAAAACCTTTATCTTGGAGCAGCTAATGACTTTAGAATTGTTCACAACGGAACAGACACTTATCTAAATAATCATACTGGAGATTTTATTATTCAGAATTTTGCTGATGATAAAGATATTTCACTTAGAAGTGACGATGGTAGTGGTGGTTCTACACCTTACCTAACATTAGATGGTAGTGCAGGTTATACAAAAGCTAACAAACACATATTATATTTAGATAATGTTCAAGCTTTCTTTGGAACTGGTGGAGATTTAATAATAAAACACGATGGTAGTAATAGTTATATTTCACACAATGTAACTGGAGATTTTTATATACAACAAAATCAAGCAGACAAAGATTTAGTTTTACAATGTGATAATGGCTCAGGAGGAACAACTGCTTACCTAACATTAGATGGTAGTGCAGGTTATACAAAAGCAAACAAACACATTAAGTTTCTTGATGATGTTAAGGGTATTTTTGGAGATAGTTCAGATTTACAAATATATCATGTTTCAAATGCTTCTTATATATCTAATGGAACTGGTATGTTTACTATTAGAAATACTGCACAAGACCAAGATATAAGATTTAGTGTAAATGATGGTGGTAGCACATCTAACATATTAACCTTGAATGCTGCTTCATCAAGAGTCGGTATTAATAATACATCACCAAGTTACACCTTAGATGTTGCAGGAGATATAAGAGCTACTGGAGATTTAAGAGCTTCTGATGATATGGTATTAGATGTAAATAATAACTTTTTATATGCAAGAGATGCAAGTAATACAATGACAAGAGTTTTGGGAATAAACTCAAGTAATAATTTTTATATAGGACCAATAGATAATTTTGCAGGTGGTTCTGTGTTAATTGGTACAAATAGTAATATAACAGACCACTATCTTTACACTCAAGGTACATATAGACTTAGAGTTAATCAAAATTATGTTTATGCTTCTAACAAGCTTTATGTTCCTGATGGTTCAGCTTCTGCTCCTACACTCGGCTTTCTGCAAGACACTAATACTGGTTTTTACAGACCAACTTCAGATATGATAGGGTTTACTACTGGTGGTAGTGCAAGACTGCTATTAAACTCCTCTGGTCCTAACTTTATAAACAATACTGGTTTATATATGGACTATAGAAGATTTTTTGATCTGCAGTCAAATTCAAACGATAGAGGAGTATGGAATCCTATTGCATCATCTATAAGAAATAGTGGTATACAAAGACACTTCGATGAAGAATTTGAAGAAGGTACTAATGGAGTAAATTTATATAATAATTCTGGAGGTAGTAATCTTGTATTATCAAGAATTACAGCATCAGCAGATAGTATAGTACCACCTAATAAAACTGGTAAAGTAATGAAGATTGCTTACAATGGAAATGGAACTGTATCTCCTAACTTTGGTGGTATATATCAAACTATATCTTCAGAAGAAAATCATACTTTTGTACAACTATTTCAAGCCAAACTACCTGATGGTAGATATTTTGTAATTAATGAAAATGCACAAGGAACACGCAACACTTCTTACTTTTTAACAGACCACAGAGGTACTGGTAAATGGGAGTGGTATGCAAGAGTATCTCATTGTGGAGATAGTGGTTCATTTAGTAGTGGTGGACATATATCGGTAGGTGGTGGTAGTGATGCTGCATTTAACTGGTATATAGCAAGTATGACTCAATACGATGTTACTGAATCTCCATATAACTATTCAGTTGCTGGTAAAGGATCTAGTGGTCAATTATTAAAAGCAGATGGAGACGGAACATATAGTTGGCAAAGTCAAGGCGGTGGAAGCAATTTAGATGCTGATAAATTAGACGGAATACAAGCATCTCAATTTTTAAGAAGTGATGCTGCAGATACAGCTACAGGAGCATTAACATTAGGTACTCAAACTTGGAACGGACATATTACTTGGAACAATGGTATGAATATTGGAGTAGCTGGAGAATCAAGTTTTGATGTATCTGGTACTGGATATTTTCAAATATGGGATTCAGGAACTGGTTCTCCATTTATTAAATGCGATGTTGGAGAAACAGTAGAAATAGGACAAGCTGGTGCAAGAGGATTAAAAGTGTATGGAGATATTAAATTAGCTACAGCTACTAACAAACTTTATTTAGATGGTGGTAGTAATACTTTTATACACGAAAATGCAGCAGATACAATAGGGTTTGCTACTAACGGCGTAACAAGATTTACAATGAATAGTGGTGGAGATTTATATGTTTCTAATAAAGTTCAAGCTGGTGGTAATGGTATAGAAATTTGGGATTCAACTCACGGATTTAAACAAGTATTAGGAAAAACTAGTACCTACACAACACTACTTAATAATGATGGTTCTGTCTGTATTCATATGGGAGATAGTGGAGATGGAAATAATTACTACAATAATGGTTCGCACATATTTAGAAGTGCAAGTGGTAGTAATTATGCAACTATAAACTCTACTGGAATAACACATACAAGTAGTTCTGCATTTACTATGGGTAACATAGCAAATAAAATTCGTATTCAAACTGATGGAGTTGATGATTTTAGCTTTTTAACTACAGGTAATGCATACGCAAATACTTTGGCAAACAATGTATATGCTGCAAGTAAATTAGAAACAGCTGGTTATACACAAGTAACAAAGACAGGTACTACTGGTACTTTATTAAGACTGGTTAATAGTGGTTGGACTAATGGTACTACTCACGATATTATATTAAATGGATATGTTACTACTTTAGGAGATTATACTTATTTAAAAAGTGCTGGTAATAGTGCTAATACTCACGGCATGTTATTAAATAGTGATAATTATTTATTTTGGGGTAGAGATAATTTAACTACTGGAGCTGTAGATAATTCAGCAACAGCACCTATGACAGATGTTTGTATGAGAGTCGACGCTAGTGGTAATGCATTATTTGACGGAGATGTAGTAGCATATTCATCTACTATTGCATCAGACGAAAGGCTTAAAGAAAATGTAGAAGATTTAAATTATGGATTAAAAGATGTGCTAGATATGAGAGCAGTATCATTTGACTGGATAGATAAAAGAAACGGACAACATGATATTGGTGTTATAGCACAAGAGATAGAAAAAATTATACCAGAAGTAGTTGTAGAAGTAGATACATTAAATAGTGAGAATACTCACAAAACTGTAGACTATGCTAAACTTACTTCAGTATTAATAACAGCAATACAAGAACAACAAGTTCAGATAGATGAACTTAAAACTAAACTAGGAGAATAAAATGGCTAAAAAGATAGCAGAAGAATCAGTAGAGTCTGGAATGTCAGTTAAAAGAGTCGAAATCAAACATCTTCGTTCAATGAAAGATGCAGCAGGTAAAGATGTATCTGTAGTAGATTATGTTGAATCGAAAGATGTAGATGAAGCAATTTCACAAGCAGAAGCAGAACTAGCAAAAGCTGAAGCAAGTGTAACTGAATTAAAAGCAGACATTGTTGAATACAAAAAAATTAAAGACGCATAATGATTGGGTATTTAATTAAGCTAATTAATATCATGAGAGGTAGGTAATGACACTTACCTCATCAGGACAAATTAG